TCAGGGCAGCCAAGGGTCGCGGCGGATGGGTGCGCTCTGCCGCTCCACGGCCGGGCTGCACGGGTGCGGGTGAAGCATGATGTTGGGGGCAGCCCCAGACGGGGAGTCCACTGGGACCTGGAGGGCTTCGCCGTCGATCGGCTCGTCACAGCGGTCGCACATCATCGGCGGCACTCCCTGACGAGGCGGTACAGGCCGCGTGAGATCTCGCACGTGCCCCGTTCACCAGCCGCCGGCGCCGCGCGGCAGTCGTCACACCCGGGCGCGTGGTCCCAGAGTGCGCGGTGTGCCCGCGGTTGAGCGCAGGCCGGGCAGGCGCGCGGGTACCAGCGCATGCCGTGCTGGGAGCTGGTGCCAGACAGTGGGGACTGGACCTCTCCGAAGTCCACGGCCATGTCGGCGGTCAGCGGGGTACGGCACCAGATGCAGTCAGCGCCGCGGGTCTGGGCATCCGTCAGCGCGTCCAGGCCGGGCAGGGCGAGCGCCTCCAGGGCACCCGGGGGAACTGTGCTGGTGGTCGTCATGCTGCGGCCCCTCTCTGGATAGCGGTGGCCAGGCGCATGGCGATATCTGCGCGGACACGGCCGAGGTCGACAAGTGCGAGGCTCGGGGACGCGGCGTCGACAGCGAGGGACGGCAGGACGATGCCGGCGCCGTCGAGGGCCGCGCGTAAGGATTCGACGGCCGCGAAGGGGTCGACGTCAGTCGACGGTGTGGTGGCCATGACGGGACCGTACGGAGGGCGCGGTGTGCTCTGCCATGCGGTGTTCTCGAATGTTCTCGGAGTCTGGCCGGATGTTCTCTCGTGTTCTCACGCGGGCGTACTCACGCTGTAGAACGGGGCCTGCGGCGTGGCCATGCTGAAGGCGACAGCGATCAACGGGAGGTAACAGACCATGGCACGACGACTCCGGTTCAACGGCACGGACAGCAAGAACGGCGGCTGCCCCGCCGTCCACGAGGACCTGGACAGCGGTGAGATCATCGTCCAGGGCCGGCCGCTCACCGACCCCGAAGACCTGGCCCAGCTCCAGCACTTCGGCCCGGATGACACCGCGGTGGCCGTGCCCCGCGAACTGCTCGTCAACCACGGCCCGAAGGAGATGGACCGCGTGCCCGAGCTGATCGGCCCGGAGGAATTCGGGAAGCTGTTCCACCACTTCGAGCACTCGGCCTGGCACCTGGAGACCCGGCGCGGCTACGCGTCCGACCGGGAGGACGAGGGCTACGCGCAGTTCCTCGCGACCGGCGAGGCACCGATGGACCTGGGCAGCGACTGGTGCGTGAACATCCGCCGGCAGACCGCGGTCGGACGGTACGTCGGCCGGGTCCGTGTAGTCGACAACCCGCCCACCGAGGGTCAGCGGTTCCTCCTCTCCTACGCCCGCTGCAACGCGGCCACCGGCGAGGACGCCCGGTGCGTGTGGCGGGAGGACGCCGAACGCGCGCACCTGCCTGCCGAGGACTTCTGGGTGTTCGACTCCCGGCTCGTCGCCGTCCTCCGCTTCGATGACCATGACGAATGGCACGACGTGGAGATCATCACCGAACCGGCGGAGGTACTCCGCTACTGCCAGGTCCGTGACGCCGCCGTCCACGCGTCCATCCCGTACGACCAGTTCGCAGCCCAGCTCGAGACGAAGGACTGACCACACACCGGTGAGTACGGACTACCAGCAGGCCCGGGAAGCGCTCGGCGTGCGCCTACGCGAGCTGCGCCTGTCCGCTGCTGGTGGCCGTCTCACCGGGCCCCAGCTCGCCGAGCGGCTCGGCTGGCCGCACTCGAAGGTGTACAAGCTGGAGGGCGGCCGGCAGACCGCTGCCGCTGACGACCTCCGCGCGTGGGCCGCAGCCGTCGGCCACCCAGGCGTGGCCGACGAACTGCTGGCCCGGCTCAAGGGCTTCGAGTCGCACATCAGGTCCTGGCGCCGTCAGCTCGCCGCCGGCCACCGTCCCGTTCAGGACACGTGGAACGTCGCCGTCGACCGGGCCCGCACGATCCTCGCGTGGGAGGAGTCCGTGGTCCCCGGCATGCTGCAGACCGCGGACTACGCGCGGCACATCTTCCTGCGGTACGCCGATCTGTACGGCACGACGCGGGACACGGACGAGGCCGTGCGCTCGCGGATGGAGCGGCAGGCGTGGCTCTACCAGGGTGGCCGGGTGTTCCGGGCGCTGGTGTGGGAGGCAGCGCTGCACGCGCTGGTGTGCCCGCCGCAGGTGCTTGTGGCCCAGCTCGACCGGCTGGCCGGGCAGATCGGCATGGACACGGTGGAGCTCGGCATCATCCCGCTCGGCGCGTCGCTGAAGATCCCGGCGGCGAACGGGTTCTGGGTCCTCGATGGGCAGCTGGTCATCGCGGAGGACTGGCACGCGGAGCTGTGGCTGGACGACGCGGAGACGGTGGCGTCGTACGTGCGGGTGTGGGAGACGCTGCGGGAGTCGGCGGTGTACGGGACCGACGCGCACAACGTCCTCAACCGCGCGCGCCGAGCACTGTCCCCGCGCTGATCCCAGACACGACGAAACGGCCCCCTCCCGCCCGAAGGCGAGAGGGGGCCGAGCGCTCACGGGTACTGCCGCCGCTGAGGGTCCAGGGCCAGGGACAGGGGAGTGGTCGGCGTCTCCGAGCCGCCGTCGTCTGGTGCACCATCGCGTCGGCACACCAGCGCGTCGGGATCGGTGGCCGGCGGCTGGAGGCTGTAGCCGTCCGGGCAGGCCGGACCCTGTTCGCCGCGGGGCCCTTGCTCGCCCTGCGGCCCCGCCGGGCCAGCGGGGCCTGCCGGGCCAGCCGGCCCCGGCTCACCCTGCGGTCCCTGGACGCCGTCGGTGCCGTCGGCCCCCGGAGAACCGGGCTCGCCGGCCTCGCCTGCTGCTCCGTCCGTGCCGTCCTCCCCGGGTGCTCCGTCCGTGCCGTCCTCCCCTGGTGAACCGTCCTTGCCTGGCCGCCCGGGATCGCCCTTCGGACCCGGGATCGGCACCGGTACCTCGGCCCGCGCAGGGAGGTCGTCCACTGCCTCCGCCGGATCGGGCGCCGCCGGTGTCTTACCCTCGGCGGATACCTGCGCGCGCAGCACCCGCACATCACCCGCCAGGGTGGAGACGGCGTCACCGCGGCGATCCGCTTCGGTCGCCAGCTGGTCGGCGCGGCTGGCCTCGGCATCGATCCGAGCCCACACGAGGACGACCGCGCCGGACAGGGCAACCAGCCAACAGGCCAGCATGAGCGGCCGCCAACGGCGGGCAAGGGCTCGCTCGGTCCGGATCACGGTTGTCCTCCGAGGTTGGTGATGATGGCGCGGAGCCGGGCGATCTCCGCTTGGTCGGCAGCGCGTAGCGAGGCCAGCTCGGCCAGGCGCGCGTTCAGGTCGGTGCGCTCGGCCTTCAGAGCGTCGCGCTCTTCCTGGAGATCGTTGGTCAGCGAGGAGTAGCCGGTGAGTGCGTTCTCACCCCGCTTACCCAGGAACGCCACCAGCCCGCTGACCACTGCGCCCACGCCGAGCAGCAGGCTGCCGAGGGTGGTGGCGTCCATGGGTCTCCCAGTCGTTCGGTTGCTGGCGCAGTGCCAGCCGGGTATCAGGCCTCCGGCTGCTTGCTGCGGTTGGGCACAGCCCAGGTGATGCCCCAGGCGCCGAGGACGGCGAGGACGATGGTCACGCCCTCCCCGGTCGTCAGCTGGTTGTCCTGTACGGCGGTGACCGCCGCGGTGGCGCCGGCCGCGACACCGGCCACGATCGACTTGGCGATGCTGGAGATCCTCATGCGTCAGTCCCTCACGTCGAATCCATGCCGCTGGCCCAGCTTGACCAGCGACGTCTTGCCCGGGATGCCGTCCGCCGGCTGACCCGGCTTGCGACCCCGATAGCCGAGGCGCTCCTGCCACTTCGAGGTGGCCTCCTCGGTGTCCGTCCCGAAGTGGCCGTCCAGCCTCGTCTTGGCGAGGAGGCCCTCGTCGACCAGGGCGGCCTCGTAGATGCGCACGCCCTCGTAGGTGCAGGGCGTCCCCTTCATCGGCGGATTGGTGCGGGCGGCCTTTACCAGCTCGGACAGGTCGACCACGGGCCGGGCCGGGGTAGGCCGCGGCGTGGTGGTCGGCTTGCTGCCGAGGCGCTTGGCGATCCGCTTCTCGATGTCGTCCCAGTCCAGTCCCGGCCCGCGCGGGTCGACCTTGCCGGGCTGCCAGTCCAGGTGCCGGATCACCGAGCGGGCGCTCCAGCCGTGGTGTCGGCATAGGGCCGCGCCGACGCGGACGATGGCCTCGACCTGCGCCGTCGGCCAGGGGTCGTCTCCGTCGCCGAGGTTCTCGCACTCGAAGCCGTAGAAGTGGCGGTTGCCGTCGACGCTCGCCTCGTTGTCGCCGGGCAGCGCACGCTCGGCGATGACGGCGGAGAGGACGTCCGGGTCGCCGAGGCCGGCATGGTTGGCGCGGCCGTAGCCGACGAGGTGGACCCGTCCGTCCTTGGCGATCATGCCGTGGCAGAGCGGGCCGGGCAGACCGCTGTATCCCTTGCGGACGATGCCGACGGTGGCGGCCGTTCCCTTGGTCACGGTGTGGTGGATCATCACGCCGTGGACCGGACCCCAGGGGCCCTTGTGGTTGCGGTTGTGGTTGCGCCAGTCGCCGACCTGGACGACGACCAGGCCCTCCCCCTCCAGCGCGGAGAGGAACGACGAGGCGGGCATGGGTGAGGACACGAAGCCTCCAGAGATGCGAAAGGCCCCGGCCAGGCGGCGCGGGGCGTACAGGGGTGGGGACTCGTCAGGAGAGGGCGGCCCAACGAGAGCCCGAGTTGGGGCTGCCCGAGCCGAGGGTGATGGTCGACGGGAGCGCCGTCAGGCCGCTGCCCAGTGTGAGAAACGCAGCGTTCGCCGTAGTCAGGCCGACGTTGGTGATGGAGTCCTGGCCGTGGCCGCCGCCCGTCGCGAACACGGGGCGGGTGGTCCCGTTGGCGAGGATGGCCACGTAGTACGAGCCGACGGCCAGCGTCTGCGGGGTGATCGCCGCAGTCTTGAGCCCGGTGCTGGTCCAGGCGGTGGACTGGTCGGCGCTGGTGGCGAGCAGGGTGCCGCTGGAGTTGTACAGGCCGACGACGTTCTGCCCAGCGGTGAGGGTGGCGCCTGCGGTGACGACGCCGACGAGGATGTTGGACACGACGGTGGCCCGGTTCGCGATGTCCACCTTGGCCAGGTACAGGACGCCCGCGGTGGTGGAGTCCCCGGTGGACCGCAGCGTTCGCGGGTCCTGCGTCCAGGTGATCAGGTTGTGCTTGGCCGGAGTCGGCGACGGGTCGTTCACGGTGGACAGCGGGTACTGCAGTAGACCGGCCTGGATGGTCCCGCCGTCGTTGAAGGTGGTGATCTCCCGGAACACCGTGCTGGTCGACTTCGAGTAGGTGACGGTGCCGCCGTTGTTCTCGATGCGGATCCGCTCGAAGACGTTCGGGACATTGCTGGTGGTGTTGGTGTCCTCGATGATCTGCAACGTCTGCCCGGCCGGAACGTTGACCCACTTCGAGGAGAACGTGTTGCCGTAGCTATCGCTGCCACAGACGAACGCCTTGTTGCCGGTTGGAGTGTCGCCATTGCAGGTCACATAGTTCAGGTCGAACACATTCGACTCGCCGTGCGCCACGTGGACCAACGTGGAGAACTGCTCGAGGTTCGTCCCCCAGAAGCGTTGGCTTGCGCCGCCGGCCGCGCCGTCGATGAGGATGCCGGTGTTGTTGGACCGGCCGTTCCCGGCCCCGGCCTCCACCATCGAGAAGTTGTTCTGGTTCATGTTCCCGTCCACGCTCTCCACGTGGATGGCCACACCGTTCGCACCGACGATCTCGATGAACCACCGGCTGAACACGCAGTCGCCGGCGTTCTGCACCGGCGAGTTGTTGTAGAGGTGCACGCCGTTGCGGCAGCCCTCCACCTCGATGTTGTCGAACACCGACCGGAAGGGCATGTCCAGGTCGAAGGCCCAGCCGGTGTAGGTCGGCTCGTAGAACCCGTACACCCGCAGGTCCCGGAACGACGAGTCCCAGAACGATCGGGTGTCGGTAGTGGTGACCGACGTCGACACGATGCCCGACGTCGCCCCCATGATCTCGATGCCCAGGTTCGCCACGTGGCACTGGGCCCAGTTCGTCAGCAGGATCGCGGCCTGGGTGTTGATCGCAGGCTTCAGGACAGTGGCGTGCTCGCCACAGCCCATCAGCGTCACCGTCAGCGGGTTGTCCTCGTTCGCGGTCCCAGCGATCACGATCGGGGCGCTGAGGTTGAACCCGCCGGTACTCAGCCAGACGACGCCGCCGCCGTCGGACTGCGCGTCGGTGATGGCCTGCTGGATCGTCACCTCGTCGGCGACGCCGTCACAGACGTAGGCGGCGGCCGAGCGGACGTCGGCCGGCGCGGTGGCGGAGGCCACCACCCGGAATAGAGAGGTGAACGCCCGCTGGCCTCCGCCGCCCGTGGCCGCGTCCCGGGCCTGAATCCAGGCCCGCTTGGTGCCGCCCGCATCCGCCCACATCCCAGTGACTGAGTCGGGCCCCTGGAAGCTGGGGATGGAGCCGTACTCGTCGGCGGTGATGGTCGTCGCTGCGGCGCCCGAGGCGTCGATCAGATCGGTGTACTGGGAGCCGCCGTCGGCCGCCGACCAGAACGTAAGGGCGGCGCCGGGGGCGACGCCCCACAGGCCGTCTGTGGGCTGGACCACGAAGTCGGCGAGCGTCGCGCCGAACTGTGAGCGGGCCATCAGTCCACCACCCAAGAGATCCCGGACTCGGGCATGACGTGATCACCCTTCGAGATGGCGGCGTACTGGTTCAGCCACACTTGGCCTGCCTTGTTGGTGTTCCTGGCGTAGACCTCGAAGCGGCCGATACCGGCACCGCTGATGTAGGCGAGGCCGTACTGTCCGCGGGTGGGGTGCACGTACGCGGCGGGGATCAGGACCGGCAGACGGACCGGCCCGGTCAGGGCCGCCGCGCTCGCGCGCACGAAATCCCCCAACCGCAAATGGACATTGCCGTTGCGTTTCTCCAGCACGGAGTCGGCGGCGATGGTCCAGGCGGAGAGCTGTGAGTTGACGACGACCTCGCCCGAGTCATCGAAGACTGCCCTCCAGGCCTGGCCCGTCCAGATCCGCATCGTCCCGGTGTCCGTCTCGAACGCGAGCTCCCCCAGGCGCGGGGTGGGGTTGCGGGTGGACGACGTGCACGGCCGGCACCTGGTGCCGATATAGAGCTCCTCGCGGGTGACAGACACGGCGGATGCCCCGGCGAGCACCTGGACGCGGGCGAGCGGCGCTTCGTACACGCCGGTGTTGCCCGTGTCCAGGGTCAGTGCCGGGGCGCCGGCGCCGGGGGTGCCAGTCACCAGGGCCGCGCGCACCGTCCAGTCCGACCTGTCCAGGCGCAGCACGATGCGGTCGATCCTTGTCTGGCTGCTGATGTTGGACGTCAGCGGAATCGTGTCGACGTCAGCGCCCGAGTACCAGGCGTGCCCGCGCATGGACCCGTATACGTCCTGGCGGATGCGGACGGTCAGGCCCGTGCCAGCACTCACGACGGCGTCGTCCTTCGGGCTGCCGTGTACGCCGTCGTCGGAGAACCGCATGGCGAGCCGTTCGTACTCGAGGTCCGTGACGGACCTCGCGTTGTGTCCCGGGCTCGGCCAAGATTCCTGCGCCACGGTCACCTCCCCTTTGCTTCGAGTTGTCCCAGGCGGTACGCGAGATCGCGCACCGTCCAGACCATGCGGGTCGTGGTGGTCTTGTCGCTGTTGCCGATGACCGTGGTCACCAGCTCCCCGCTGTCGGGTTCGGCGGCCAGGCCGATGCTCTGCACGACGTCGGCGATCTCCAGCCCGGTCGGCAGGACCAGGGCGACCTGGTCGCCGAGGCCGTAGTCACGGCCGGCCTTCAGGTCGTCCGTGTCGACGGTCACCGTCGACAGCGACGCCTGGGAGTTGTCGTTGCCCAGGGCCAGGCGCCCGGCCTGCGTGAGCTCGCCCTGCGAGTCGTCGTCCGTGCCGCTCTTCTCGATGAGCTTCTCCACCCGGTACCAGTCCGCGGCCTGGCCCGAGGGGACCTCCACGTACACGCGCTTGTAGGGCGGGTCACCCTCTGGCGGGTCGTCCGACGGGTCATTGCCGCCCATCACCAGCTCGGAGGTCGCCGTCGGCGCGCCCAGGGTGAACGCCACCTTGCGGAGGTTGCCGAGGCCAGCGGAGAACCGGGCAATCTTGGTCATGTCCCTGGGCTGGTACACGCCGAACTTGATCTGCCCGCCGTCCTGCCGGGTGCGGAAGCCCAACCCGTCCGTGACAGCGGCCGTGCGGCAAGCGTCGAGGAGCGGCTCCAGGCGGGTAGACACGGTCTGGGTGGTGCCGACCCCGGCGACGGTGTCGAGCACCAGCTGCTCGATGCGGCGAGCGGCCAGGGCGCCGGGCCCGCAGTTCTCGTTGACCAGCGTGCGGATGATCGTCTCGGCGTTGGCTGTGATCTTCCGGACGACGTCGCTGGTGGCGGTCTGCGAAACGAACGCCTTGCTGGGCTCCGGGTACGTGAGGTACCCGGCCACCCTCGCCAGGTCGTCGGAGAACCGTGCGGTGACCGTGCCCGGTTCGCTGTCACCGCCCAGGTCCCACACGTAGTCCTGCGGTTCCTCCAGGGGCCCAGCGCACCAGATGCTGCGATCCCGCACGACGACCATGCGGTTGCCGGGTTGCAGGAGCTCCATGACCTCCGGGTAGGCGGGCAGCACCACGCTGCCGGACGCCGGCGCGTTGAAGTTCAGGTCGCACTGCAGCTTGGTCCAGCCCGTGAGCGGATCGCCCACAACGTTCAGATGCCGGTCTGTGACGAGGAGCTGGACGGCCACCGGCTCACCTCCTCGGTCACGCGGTCTCGTACCGCGGGAAGTAGGTCAGGTCGACGGAGCTGCCCGCCTCGGCGCCGTTGAGCTGGAAGACGACGGGTGTCTCACCGGGCGGGATGCTCCACAGCACGGCCTCCGGAAAGTTCAGCCCAGTGATCAGGTTCTCTCCGGTCCCGGACCGTGCCCGGGGTGGGTCGGTGGACACGGTCACGGTTTCGCCGGCGAGTAGCGGCCCGTGCGCGGTCGCCTCCATGTCGAGCGTGAAGGACTCGCCCGTGTCGTCCCGGGTGAACGCGATGGACGTAGCCGGGCCCGTGATGATCCAGGTCGGCCACACGTCCACGTCACCCGGGTTGGTCACGGTGGTGGCGCCGAGGACCTGGCTGGACGACACCGTAGGGAAAGGGACCAAGTAGTCCTCCGGGGCGCCGGTCTCCCGGTGCACCGTCTGGGGCTGGAGGTCCAGCCAGTACGGATCCTCACACCACAGGGTCAGGACGGCACTGTCCCAGTTGATGCCGGTCGCGGTCTGCCCGCGGCCGTCCCAGCCGTCGCGGTAGTAGACGGCGATCCGGCGGGCCGACCCGTCCGGGCGGGCCACCTCCAGCCAGCCCGGGGTCCGGCGCCCGTCGGGGCCCAGCCGCAGCGTCCGCGTGAACGCCCTGGCCAGATTCCTCCAGTTCGCCGTGAACGCCATGTGGTCGGCGCCCTTCACCAGCACCGGCCACACGATCGTCCTCGCCTGCGGCTGGACGTGCCGCAGCCGCTCACCGCCCCGCGGGTGCGGATCGGTGGTCAGCGTGTACCGCGCCGCGCCCAGCCCGGACACGCCGTCGGCGAGCGTGTACCAGTCGGCGCCCAGGTCGGTCATCGGCCACCGCGTCCCGGTCGGATCCACGTAGGTGACCGACGCGTATCCAATCTCCGGTAGGTCGACCGGGGGCGGCGTCTCCGGTACCTCCGGAGTGACGACCGGTGCGGCGATGATGGGCATCTATCGGGGCCTCCCCACGCGCTGCCGCGCCTCTTCCTGCCGCGTGAGTAGCCGCAGGTCGTCGATGTCGATCAGGCTCTGGCGGGGCTGCACGATGTACGTCACCGACGGCGCCGACTCCCTATAGCCAGCTGCGGGCTTCGGCGTGTAGGCCGGCCGCCCGGGCGCCGGCGCCGACCGGCCGACCGCCACATCAGTGATCCACCTCGGCACGGCCTTGGCGTTGAGCGCGTCGAACAGCGCCTGGCCGTAGTAGTCGACGGACGCGGCCCTGTTCATGTACTCGCCGGTCGACCCCCAGATGAGGATGCTGTCCGACGTCGGCGTGCCCGGCCCGAACAGCCGGCCGCCCCCGTCGAACCCGGGGATCGGCCCACCGCTGGCCCGGCGGATCGGACCACCCTGGGCCCGGCCCATCTGCGAACTGGTGCGCCCGTTCGTCTGCCGCTGCACCGCCTCGTAGTACGTCCTGACGAGGTTCTCCGTGTACGTGTGAGCGGTCTTCCCGTCGAGATTGTTCAGCGCCTTGTCAACGGAGCCGATGCTGCTGAGGGCCTTCCCGTTGGCGGTGTAGACCTCAGTCCGTCCGTCCGGGAGGCGGCGGGTGCGTAGCCCGACGTCCTCCAGCGCGCGGATCGCCGCCGCGTTCAGCGTGGTCACCGTGACCGACTTCGCGCCGGGGGTCGCCTTGATCTGGGCCTGGACCTCGTGCAGACCCGAGACGGCGTCCTGCCGCTCCAGCTCCACCACCGTGGCGATGGAACCTGGCGTGCCGAGGAGCGTGTTGACGTACTCCTGGGCCTCTTTGTCGGACATGCCGGTGGCCTCGGCGAGGGAGAGCATCTTGGTCCGGAGGTCGTCGGACTTCTTCGTCATCTCCCCCATGGACTCGCCGGCCGCCAACCCGCTAGCGATCATCTCGTCGTGCGATTTGGCGGCCGCCGACATGGCCTGACCGTTCGCTCGGCCGGCCTCCGTGTTCAGGTCGAGGGTGGACCCGTTCTTGGCGAAGGCCTCGGTGAGCGAGTCGATGCTCTCCTCGAAGGCGATCTGACTGTCGTAGGCCGACCGGCTCGTGTCGTTGAGTGCGACGATGCTCGCCCGCAGCCCGTCTGCGCTTTGCTTCTGGGCGTCGAGCTGGCCCTGTACCTCGAGGGCCTGGTCCCCGAAGATGCCCATCGACGCGGCCGCCAACTCCTGTTCCAGGGCCTGCGCGGCGAGCGCGTCCTTGTAGTCGCCGAGCTGGCTCTCCACCTCGTCGGCAGACAGCCCCTGGTCCCGCATCCTGGTGGTCACCCGCTCCAGGGCGGCCGCCGCAAGGTCGGCCTGCCCGGAGGAAACCATGCTGGCCAGGGCCTTGTCGAAGGCGTCGACGTCCTCCTTTGCCTGCTTCACCGGGGTGCTGTCGAAGCCAAAGAAGTTGACGATGGACTGCTGAACCTGGTCCAGGCCCTCGGGGTCCACCACCCGCTGGAACGCGAGCCCCAAGCCGTCCAGGTCCTCGCCGTAGACGCGGAGTGCCTCACCGGAGACCTTGCCTGAGTGGCCCAGCTCCGTGAGGCTGGTGGCGAGTTTGTCGACATTCGGCTTCGGCTTGTCACTGCCGAGCGACAGCGCGTCCAGGGCGATCAGCAGCAGCCCGATGCCTGTACCGGCGACGGCCAGTTTGGCGGTGCGGGACATGGCGCCGATCGCCGCGGTGGTGGCACCGAGCGCGCCGGGCGCTGCGGACGCCGCCGTGGACATGATGCCGATCTGCACACCGAGGCCGGCCATCATCGCCCGCGCGGCGTCCAGTCCGACCCCGGCCAGCTTGACCGCCTTGATGGCGATGGCGAGCTGGAGAAGCGTGGCCAGCGCCTCGGGCGGTACCGCGGACACGATGCCGGTCAGGGCGTTGACGACGTCGAGCATTCCGACGCCCACGTCGGCGCCAGCCTGAATCACGTTCAGCAGGGCCTCGCCGACGTTCTCCAGCGTGCTCCAGACCGCCGGTCCCTGCTCCTGCGCCCAGTCGAAGAACTGGGCCACGCCGCCGCCGTCGTACTCGCCGGCGTCCAGCTTGGCGAGGAAGACAGTCAGGTTGTCGATACCCCTGTCAAGGGTGTCGGTCGCGAAGTTGGTGAACCGGTCGTTCATCGCGTCGAACCCGGGCGTGGCCATGCCGCCCGCAACGAGGGTGATCAGCCGGTCGAACTGGGTCGACGCACCCTTGACCAGACCGGTCGTCTCGGGCAGCAGCGCGTTGGCGACGCCGACGCCCTTGACGAACGGGCCCATCACGTCGCCCGACAGAGAGTCCGACCACTCCTGGTAGTTGTCCTTCAGCAGGCCGACCGCGACCGCGGCCTCCCGCGTGGCGGGCGGCAGGCCAGCGAGCTGCCGTTCGTACTCCACGGCGGCCTTAACGGCCTCCTCGCTGCCGTGACCCGAGGCGGCTACCGCCTCCTCGAGCTTCTCCTGCGCGTCCGCGACCTCGCCGAGTTTCCCGATCTGCGGGCCGAGGGCGAGCGCGTAGGCGCCGGCGGCGACGGCGACCGCCCCGAACTGGGCAGCCACGGAGGCCGCCGACGCGGCCAGGCCCGCGGCCGCGGGGATCGCGGCCGGGGCGAGGCTGATCAAGTTCGCTTTGAGGGACTGGCCGAAGGCATCGCTCGCCTCACCCAGCGACGTGAACGACGTACGCGTACCGCCGAGCGTGGCGTCGAGGCGGCGCGCTGCGTCGTCGCTGGAGAGGAGGTTGCCCTCGAGGTCCCGGAGCCGCCCGTCGGCGTCCGCGGTGATGCCGGCCATCCGCAGCCGCAGCCGGTCGGCAGAGCTGGCCGTGCCGTCAAGGACCCGAGACAGCTCATCGCGACCGGTCAGCGTGAAGGTGAGACGCTCCGCCATCCGACGTCACCTCCCTAGTGATGCGACGTGCCGGTCCAGCCAGGCGACCAGGCGCAGGAACCGGTCGACGGGCAGTCGGTCGTACTGATCCGGCTGCATGTGCAGGTAGTGGTAGAACAGCGGCTCGTACTCCTGGAGCAGGCCAGCTATCCCCGGCGCCGCTTCACCAGGTGGCCTTTTCCCAGCCCGTCCAGCGCGGCGTCCACGTCGGCCGGATCGTCGGCGATCTTCCGCCAGTGCGGGGTCACCAGGTCAATCTGGGTGTCCTCGGCCTGCTCGCTGATCGCCTGCAACATCATGTTGCGCAGCGCATCTTCGATCTCCGCCCTGGTGATGCGCACCTCCAGACGGCGCCGCCAGGACGGGATATCGAAGTCGGCGAATACCAGCGTCGGCTCGTCGCGACGGCGGAACGCCCACACGATCGCCCTCATGGCGCTGGGGTCCTGGAGCTGGAGCAGGGCCTCGACACGTGCCCACTGCACGTCGCCGAGAGCCTGCTCAATGGCGGCGGCCTCGCGCGCCGACAGCTCGTCGGTCGACAGCCGCTCCACGCTGCCGTCCTCCTGCGTGTACCTGATGATCACTGCTGGGGGGTTCCTCTCACTGAAGGTCCCGGCGAACGTCGCCGAGGATGCGCTCCACTTCGGCCCGCATGCGCGGGGTGCCGGCGGCGACGGTGCGTGTCCACCAGCCAGTGGGCTGCGCCCATTGCGTGGTCCATCGCTTGCGGTTGCCGAACACGGGGTGTCTCACCCGGCCTTCGTCCAGAACCCAGGGCATGTTCCGCAGGTCCGGCGGGAGTCGGCCCTTGTCCATCCACACGCGCGCGCCGGGCTGGGCGCCCATGCGGACGCTGATCCGGATGCCGCCCGCCAGGGTGGCGCGCAGTGGCCTGGTGGTGGGCGACGGGCCGCCGCTTACCTTCCGGCCTGAGCCGGGCAGCTGGACGCTGCGGACGGCGCTCTGCAGGTCCTTGTGCAGGGGCTCGGCCGCTCGTCGGACTCTGCGGGCCAGGTTCTGCTGCAGCCTTGCGCCGCCGGCCGTACGCAGCCGGCGGCTCAGGCCGACGAGTTGCCCAGTGCCGGTGATCTGTACCGAGCTGGGCATGACGTCAGGGGGTCGTGGCCGGGATGGCGACGTTCTCCGCGGGCTCGCTGGTGATCGCGAATTGCGCCATGATCTGCGCCGCCTGGTCCAGTTCCCGGATCTTGGCCTGCGAGGTGACCTGCACGGGGTAGACGTCCATGGTCTGGGTGGGCACGTCGCCCTCGTCCATCCACACGACGAACCCGACGGCCTCGCGCGTGAGCAGCGTCCGCACGTCGTCGCCGTCCTTGCTCGCCCAGAAGGTGAGCGAGGAGTCAGCGGCGGTGATCTCACCCGGGACCGTCGGTGTGAACCGGCTGCCGAGTGCCGGGGTGGGCACCGTTCCCGAGCTGGTCTGCCAGCCGGACATTGCGCCGGTCTCGGCCTCCAGCGCCGTGCCCGCGTCCAGCTCCGCCCTCGTCGGGTTGTTCTTGTTCGCGATCGTCGGCACCCACAGCACGCGGGTGGTGCCCCTGCGGTAGTAGCGCTTCGACGCCTGAATGGGAGTCGCCATCAGTTCTCTCCTGTCGTCTCGCGGCGCCGGCCCTTCGGGACGGCGGGCGTGTCGTCTGCCTCGGCCACCGGGCCGCTGCTCACGACCTGCCAGCCCGATCGCTCGTACTGCTTCACCGAGATCTCCGCGACCTCGATCTCCTGGTCGACACCCTCGTGTCGCATCGTCACCGCCACAGCGCGGCTCCTCTCTACGTGAAGGCGCGGCCGGCCACGGTCAGCAGCAGCCGTGCCGTCGCGCCGGTGTCTGTCTGTTCCTGGATCAGCCGGGTCGCTTCGACGCCGGCCTCGAGCGAGTCCAGGCCGATGGACGGGTCTGCGCGCAGCCAGGCTTCGACGCGCTGCGCGATCTCGTACGTGCGTGCGCGGGCGGCGACCACGTCCCGGTCGCCGCGGTTGACGACGATGGCGACCAGGACCTGGAACTGTTCCTCGCGGCCGGTGCGCAGGTCCGACCAGCCACCGAGGGACGAGGCCGCCTCGAAATCACCGGTGGGGTCACCGTCGAATCCGACGATGAGCCATTCCGGTGCCTGCGATTCGGAGGCCTCGGGGCCGTCGGCGATCTCCACGTCGGCGAGCACGCTGCCCGGCTCGGCGCGGTCTGCCTTGCCGAGTGCCACCAGCGCGGCGATCACTTCGGGGATACGGGATGCCATCTATGCCACTCCAGGGGGGAGCCGGTAGGGCTGGAGCAGCTCCAGCACGCGGTTGGGTACGGCGTAGCCGAACCCGGGGATGGGGTTCTGGACCGAGTAGTCGTCGCCGCCGCCGGCCAGCGCTCCGCTGCGGGACGGGCGTTGAGTCCGCCACAGGTGTTGCAGCAGCATCAGGGCGGCCAACTTGATCGTGGGCGGGACCTCGGCCCGTCCTGCGGTGTACGTGACGGTGAACGTTCCGGCGGGGAACGCGGCCCCGTCCGTGCGGGTGACGATGCCCGCCGGTCCGTCCAGCGTCAGGGTGTCGGCCGGGTAGGTGTAGCCGCCGCCGGCCAACGACGTGACCGCGACGACCGGCGGGTGCAGCAGCGCCAGGGCGTGGCGGCGGCCGCGGTCGCGGCCGCCGCCCGGGCCGGGCAGGGTGTCGGTGAACTGCCGCTGCTCGACCACGCCTACGTAGCCTTCGATCGCCGCGGGCAGGGCATCGACGTACAGCTGCAGCTCGACGTCGTCCGGGGACGGGTCGAGCCGCAGGCCGAGCTGGCGCTTGGCCTCGTCCAGTGTCACCAGCGCCACGGCGCCTCCCTGCTCTACTTGCCGCGCGAGGCGGGCTTGCGGCGGGCCGGACGGCGCGCGGCCGTCTCGGCGGCGGACTGCTCGGGTGTCTCGATGCCGGGCGACGGCTCGGGTGTCTCGACAGCGGGCAGCGACGGCTCGGGCGTCTCGGTGACGGTCGGCTCCTCGGGCGTCTCGACCGGCTCGGTGCGCACCAGCTCGGCGCGCACCCCGTCGGCCCACTTCGACGCCTCGGCGCCTGGGAGGTCGATCTCGTCCCCGGCCGTCCAGGAGAAGCCGCGGCCCGCCACACTCGTGAGCATGCGGATACGGGCCATCAGTCACCCAGGCCCTGGTGGTGCTGCTCGACCTCGGCCTCTGCCTGCGCCCGCGCCTTCTTGGCCGCCTCCTCCTGGGCGTCCTTGAGCGCCTGCACGTCGGGGTCCGGCGTGCTCTCCCCGCCGCCCGCCGGGGCGGAGCTCACGCCGCGCGCGGCGGTGTCGACGGCCGAGGTGGCCTGTACCGCCAGCTGCTGCTGGGCGGCGGCCACGGCGACGTCCTTGTCCCCGATGAACTCGGGGCGGAACTGGTCCATGGATCCGTCCGCGCGGCGGGACGCCATGACGATGCGGTCGTGGTCGCCGTGCTCGGCGGCCGCCGGCGTCGGCTCGTTCTGCAGTGCCCCGCCCGCGGCGGGAGCCTCGTCGTCCTTCTTGCTGGTCGCCATGGTGGCGTCCTCCTTCGTGGGTTGGCCGTGCCGACCGGTCAGGCCGGTCAGGCGGTGGCGTTGCGGTACGCGCGGTACGCCGCGGTGTCCTGCGGGACGCCGTCGGCACGGGCGAACGCCAGGAAGCCGACCTGCAGGAAGTCGGCGTACCGCTCGGCGAGACGCAGCAGCTGCACGTCCTGCACGTCGCGGATGACGTAGCCCGCGAAGAAGTCGCCGAACAGGATGGACTTCGCGTCGGCGGCCATCGTGGGCATGTTCTGGTTCACCGAGTACCGGTAGCCCAGCAGCATGTCGGGGACGCCGGCCTGCACGGACGGCTCCCACAGCGGCCGGTTCTGGCCGTCCTTGAGCTTGCGGGCGGTGCCCAGGGTGGTGTCGTGCAGCATCCACCCGGCGCGGCCGCCGAGGCGGTACGCGGGGTCCACGGAGTGGATCAGGTCGATCAGGTCGTCGTACGTGACCGAGTCGACCTGGCCGGCCGCGCCGGTCACGCCCACCACCGCGTTGGTCTGAACGCCCTCGGGCTGGTTGGTGCCGGTGCCCGTGGTGAAGTGCCGGTTCTGCGCGCGGCCGATGCGCTCGCCCAGCTTGCGGGCAAGCCAGGACTCGAGGTCGAAGCCGGAGTCGTTGAGCAGCTGCAGGCTGACCCTGACCAGCTTCGAGGTGTACGTGTACGCGCCGAGCTCTTCCTGACCGAGGGTCACGTCCTGCTCGGTCACCTGCGTGTTCTCCGACAGGATCGCGCCCTCGTTGGCCGTGTCGTCGTTCGTCGGCCAGGGCAGATCCGCGCCGGTGTCCGTGGTGATGACCTCGGCGACGTCGCGCATGCTGCTGTAGAACTTCTGCGCCTCCACCATCTTGGCGCGGAACTCAGGCGGCACCAGGTAGCCGCCGGCGGCGCCGGTCGCCACGCCCTGGGCCCGCAATTCCTTGCGGTCCACCCAGCCGGTGCGCAGGGTGTTGCGCTCCTCGCTGTTCAGCTCGGTGGCGCCGTCGCGCATCCACGTGCGCCAGGCGTCGGCGTAGGCCGCGGCCTTGTCCGGGCCGCCGTGCCGCTCCTCGTCGGCCTCACGGGTGGCGTCGATGACCTGGGAGTAGTCGACGCTGGCGAGGCGCTGGTGCCGCTCGTCGCGCTCGATGTCCTGGGAGAGCTGTTCGACGTCGGCGAGGGCGGCGTCCCACGCGGCCCGGTCCTCGGCGGACATGTCCGCCTCGGACGCCGAACGGTTCTGGTACTCCTGGGCCTTGGCCCAGGCGCTGGCGCGCTTGTCCAACAGGGTCTGCAGGGTGGGCATTGTGCCTCCAGCACAGAGAGCCCCGCGCCGGTGTCGGCGGGGGCAGAGGGATGGATGGTGGGTGCGGCTACCGTGCCAGGCGGTAGCGGGCGGCGAGCGCTCGCATGCGCATCGCCTGACGGCCCCCAGTGGTCTCTCCCGGCTGGGTCGCGTCGCTGCCGCGAGTGGCCGCGGGGGCGGCCGGCTCGCGGCGGAAGTCGAGTAGTTCGGGCCGCAGCGCGGCACGTCGGTCGAAAGCGGCGTCGTCGCCTCGCGCGGCCAGCGCCACGCCGACCGAGCGCACCGCGGCGTCGGTGCCCTCGTAGGCGGGGAAGGTGACGGCGGAGACCTCGTAGAGCTGCACTTCGCGCAGGGTGCGCAGCTCGGCCTCCATGTCCCCTTCGGAGGTCTGGACGGTGATCGTGGTCCAGTCGTCCTTGACGGTGCGGAACCCGAACGACATGCCGGTGACGTTCCGGTTCTCCAGGTTCACGACCAGGTCGCCGACGTAGGACAGGCGCGTGTCCAGGTCGGCGTCGACCGCCAGGCCCTGCGCGTCCTGCGCCAGGCGCAGCGATCCGGCCGAGACGCGCGAGACGACCAGCCGTGTGTCGTGGTCCACGAGGAACCGGGCGTCACCCTCCGACAGGGTCTTGGTGAACGCGCCCGGCGCGATCTCCTCGTAGAAACCCCAGGTCAGCGGGTTGCCGATCGCGGTTCGCTGGGAGAAGACCGCGGCGTGTCCGTCGAAGCCGCGCACGCCCTGGTCGTCGCCGGCCGCGCGCAGCTGCACCCCGGCGGTGGCCAGGGCGAGATCGCGGCGCTCCTCGTTACTGCGGGTCATCGTCGCCGCCCTCCTCGGGTGGGTCGGGGGTGAGCAGCCGGTGCGCGGCCGCCAGGTGCCGGGCGGCGCGCGCCGCCCGGTCGTCGGGGTCGGGGCCGGCGGGCGCGGCCTGCGCCGCGAGGGGGTCGCTGCCCAGCGGCACCATGTAGCTGGGCTGCAACCGCATCTCGCCCTCGGGCCCGTCGATCGGTGTCAGGTCCTCGAGGTCGCGAATGTCGTTCGCCGAGTAGGCGCCGCTGTCCCTCATCGCCCGGTAGAACGTGGCCCGCGCCGAGCTGTCCCCGCGCAGCAGGCCGCCGAGCTGGTACTTGGCGTACTCGCGGCCGGGGGCCAGCAGCTCCTTGCTCACACGCTGCTCGGTCGGCGTCAGCCACGTGGGGGCCAGGTCCCAGGTGACGAACCCTTGCGCCTGCTGCTCCAGACCCGTCCCCCAGCTGGTGGACTTCTGGGTCTCCATCAGCAGGAACAGCGGCACGCCGAACATCCTGGCGACCTCGACCACCTGGAACTGGCGGCTCTCCAGGAACTGGGAGTCCTTGTAGGGCATCGTCACAGGCTGGAAGCTGGCCCCGGAGTCCAGCACGGCAACGTCGTGAGCGGCCTGGCTGCCGGACAGCTTGGCCTTCCAGCCGGCCTTGAGCTGCTCGGCCTGATCCCGGGTCAGCCGCTGCTCGGTCTGCAGCACCCCGCTAATCATGTTCCCGGAGCCGTACAGCCGCGCTGCCGCCCGCTCCGCGGCCAGGCCCAGGCCGATGCCCTCGGCGGCCGCGCGGATCGGAGAGCAACCGGTCACGCCGTCGTACCCGAGGGCGGGCAGGTGGAGAATCTCGCGGGACGTCCGGCGCAACCGCACCCCGTTGTCGTCCATGATCCAGAACACCTTGCCGCCGGGGTTCTCAGCGGTAGGCGGCTCCCGGTCGACCTTCACCCGGTCCGGACGGATGGGCCACAGCTGCACGACCTCGGTCCCGGCCCGGTTCCGGATCTTCTGCAGGTAGGCGTTACCCCACAGCAGCCGGTGCACGTACACCAGCCGCCACAGCTCGAAGCGCGTGAGCTCCGGGTGCGGGTCCTCGAGGAGCTTGACCGTGACCCGGTCCTTGGTGCCGGTGGCGTACGTGTGCAGGGGCAGCGCCGCCGAAACGTTCGCGATGACGGCCACAGCCCGCCACACGGCGGGCATGTGCAGGGCGGTCGTCTCGGTGACCGCCACGCCCGCGTCGCCGGCGGCCGCGCCGCCCAGCAGCTCAACCAGGCTGGACGACGTCAGCGGCACCGCCGGGTTCTCGAGGGATCGCCGTTCGAAGAGTCCGAAGAGGCTCACCGCTCACCCCCCTTCCCGCGACCCTGGACGGGCCTGTGCCGCGCTGCCTGCCGCTCCACGGCCACCACTCCCAGCAGCCCGCCCAGCACCAGCGCAGCGGGCACAGAGACCATGCCGACGCCCGCCAGGCCGACGAGGACGAACACGACCTCGAGGATCAGCAGCGTCTGCTGTTCGGTCACCACACGTTCGGTGCCCCCTCGGGGACGACGTCGTGGTACGTCTCCCAGCCCCAGGCCGCGTAGGTACCGGAGACCAGCGGGCTGACGTCGGTCCCGTCGCTCTTGCGTGTCCAGGCCCATGCGTCTCCCAGCTCTCGTTTGCGTGCGCCGGCGAGCGCCGCCGTCATCGGCGCCTGGCCCAGATGCCACAGCGTCCCGTTCTTCACCCGGTCGTAGAAGCCGCCGCAGGCCTGCCCGAGCTCGCGCACCTTCGGGCAGATGACCAGCTCGTCACGCGCGTCCCGCTCGGCGTCGTCCTCGTACGTCAGCGCCTTCTTGAGCGGCTTGACCAGGGAGCCGGCGGGGCCGCCCTCATCGACCACCCAGGCGCACGGGTTCCACTTCCGGTCGAGCTCCACGGCGCGGTCCACCACCCAGTCCGTCCCGGGCCGGTGCTCGACCAGTTCGACGTGGACCCCGTCCCCGGAGGCGCCGGCCACGGAGATGCTGGACCAGGTCCGTTCGGGGTTCGTGTCGATGGAGAACGCCACCGGGTCTCCGGGCCGCGACTTCGGGTCCTGCTGCGCCTCCCAGGCGTCCTTGCTGATGACCTGCCAGGTCTCGTCGGTGACCTCGGGGTAGTCGCCGACGCCCAGGCGCTCGCGGTCGAACAGGTCCTCTCGCATGCCGCGCATCTCGCGCAGCACGTACGACGTCCGGATGCGGATGCCCAGCGCCGGGTTGGCCCGGGCGAAGCTGGCCTCCGCGTCGCGGTCGTCGTGCTGGTCGCAGACGATGCGCTCCTCTGCGTCGCGCGGGCAGTCCTTGGTGTGCCCGGCGATGGAGTACTCCAGGTACGTCAGCGACGGGTCCGGCGTGCCGTCCGCCATGGCCCGGGCCCGCAGCAGGGCCAGCTGCTCGCTCTCGGCGCCGAGGCCGGCGGACCCGGTGAACACCAGCTGGGGGTTGGGCCGCGCGGACAGGACGGGCATCAGGGCGCCGATCGGTCCGGCCCGCAGCTTCATGGCCTCGTCCATGATGACCAGGTCGCCGCTGAAGCCTCGGCCGCTGTCGCCGCCCCGGGCCAGGAAGCGGATGCGGGCGCCGCTGAAGAACTCGAAGCCTTCCTCACCGTGCGAGCGGCGTACGCGCTTCACACGGCGGCTCAGGTCGTACGAGCCTTCGATGACCTGATCCAGGCGCAGGAACGACTCCTGCGCGGTGTTGAACTGGTGCGCGGTATGGATGACCAGCTTGTCACCGAAGAGGATAACGCCGCCCAACTGCCTGGCCTCGAGGAACCCGCCCTTGCCGTTCTGGCGGGCCACGTTGAGGACGACGTCCAGGGAGAGCCAGCGGCCCTCGCCGTCCTCGGCGAGGGAGTGGTGCAGGGCGAGCTGCTGCCACGGGTCCAGCTTCAGGCCGGCGTCCTCGGCCAGCTCGATGCACTCCTGGCCAGAGGGCGACTTGTAGTCGAGCGCCTCCTGGTCCACGACGCCGTCCCAGCGGCGCGTGTCGACCCGCCGGCGCCACGGTACGGACAGGATCCGCGGAGTCTGGCAGCCGATCACCCGGCCCCCTCGTCGGCCTGGGCCGAGAGCCGCTGCACGCGGCGCTCGGCGAGCTGGTCGATACGGTCGCCCCGTTCCTTCGGGGGAGCGGCGGCGATGACCACCGCCATGGCCTGGCGCAGCTCGCGCGTCGCGGTGGAGGCCGCCCGCGCGTCCTGCGACGAGTCGACCTCGGCGGCCAGGCGCAGGGCGGCGGCGGCGAGTGCGCTGGAGGCCGGGTCGACACCGAGCTCCTCGAGCTGGGCGGTCGTGGCCGCAGCGACCGCACCCCGGCGGAGCCGCCGCTTCGGACTGTCGCTCATCACCGCATCACCCCCCGTAGTCGGACAGTTGTGACGGAACGTAACAGGGGGTAGGTAACGGAGCGTAGCCGGGTGGACCGTTACAGAGTGTGACGCCTAATGGGGTCCAACTCGGTTCGCGGTCGATAGCGCACCGCCGCGGGGAGAGACGCGGGCGACAAGGGCTTTTGGGTCGCCCGGGGGTTCGCTGAACTTCCGACCCACTCCCCCCGCCGGCCTGCGCCTCTCGGCCGTCGAGTCGATCGCTTCGCGTTCGCTTTGTCCGTTTCGCGAAGGCGTTGCGAGCGCGCGCCGCAGCGTCACCAGTCGCGGGACGTCTGGGCGGTGACGGGGCGTGATCCTCCCCGTCGGTACTCCCGGTACCACCGGGTGACCACCCGCTCCATGGCCTCCGACCGCATGGTGCGCACGCGCTCACGCACCACGTCCTCGCCAGGGTCGACCACCACGATGCGTGCGCCGAGCCGCCGGTAACGGGCGCGTGCCTGGGCGCTGGGCATGGTGTGGATCAGGTAGACGTCCAGGTCATCGAGGAGCTTCAGTGCCTCGTCAATGGCGGCGTAGCGGGCGCGCTGGGCGACGCGCTGGTGCAGCTTGTCGTGGTTCCACTGCGGTGCGCCGGGCCCGGTGAGGGCGAGGGTGATGCGGTCCAGGTCGATGACGATGTCACGCGCTGTGGCGTTCGCCTTGATCCAGGTCGACTTGCCCGCGGCCGGCGGGCCCGTGATGACGTACAGCATGGCGCGTCACTCCGTGGTGTCACCGTCCCGGCCTGGGTGGTGGGCGGTGCTGCGGTCGCTGTCGGTAGTGGTCACGATGGAGGCGCGGCCCAGCGTCACGCTGGGTGCCCTGCGGTCGGGGGCCCGTGTCGCTGTGCGTGGTCACCGTGGCGCAGCGCAGGGCGCGCTCTGTCACCACCTGCGGGACGCCTGGGTCTGCGGCCGCGTGGTGCGGTTGCCTCTCGCTGAGTTGCAGCGGCGGTGCGCGCTGCGGGCGTTGGCGGGGTCCAGGAGGTCACCGCCCCGGGTGAGCGGGATGGCGTGGTCGAGGGTGAACGCCCAGGCGCTGCGCTGCGCGGCGTAGCCGGTGAGGCTGTAGTCGATCTCGTGTCCGCAGATCCAGCAGGGGAGGCGCAGGGCGCGCTGCTGGACGCAGAGCCTGCGGTAGGGGCGCCCGTTGCGGGGGTTGCCGGCCACGGCGCCCCCTCTCGCTACAGGTCGCCGAGGACCTCGCGGCGTGCGGCGTCGGCCTTGCGGTCGAGTGCGTTGGTCATCCGTACGGCGGCGATGGTCGACAGGATGCCGAGGACGACGAGCAGGACCTGCGTGATGACGCTGACGATGGCGACGTTGCGCGTGGCGTTGGTGATGATCAGCCAGATGGCGCCGCCGCAGAGCCAGGCGAACCAGATCTTGATCTTCTCGGTACGGACGGCTCGGTGCACGTCGCTGTAGCTCGGCTCTGGCATGGAGGCTCCCCAGGTACTGACGGTGTGTCGGGGCATCATGCCGGGCAGCGCCTGGGGCGTGGCGGGCGTGTGGCCGTTCTGTGACGTCCAGTGCCTGCGGTGAGGCCGCTGTGCGGGCCGGTGGCCTCCGTGGCGGTGGTGTCCGGGCATGCCGAACACGCCCTGAGTGTTACACCGCGTGATCAGCAGGGTCAAGCGGACTCGGCCGGGGCGCGGCGTGCCCGGGCGCGGACCTCGCGGAGGTCCACCAGGGCGCGGCCGCGGGCGTCGTGTCCGTGGCGGGTGATGCGGCCGCGGTGGAGCCAGACGCGGATGGTGCCGGCGGGTATGCCGGTGGCGGCCTGGGCGGCGTAGGCGTCAACGAGGACCGGCTGTGTCATGGGCCCATGATGCGCCAGCGCCCCGCCGCGCTGGGGTGCGTGGCGGGGCGTGGCGATGACGGCGGAGTGGTGCCGGGCTACCGCTCGGCGGGGGCTGGTGTGGGGGCGTGCACGACGTGGACGTGCGTGTGGTTGGGCCGGTCAGGCGGTGCGCTGGTGTAGATCAACATCCCCTTCTGGGCCTGAGAGGGGGTCACGCCTACGAACCTGTGACCTGCGCATTCGCGGCAGCGAGGGCGGTCCTCCCCCGGTGGGGGAGTGGCGGACGAATCGGACACCGGGCGGCGGACGTACCACCAGCCGGCCGCCGTGGCCGCGATCCAGACGGCGAGGATGCCGACGGCGTCGGACCACGCGAACAGCACCCCGAACACCACCGCGCCGAGGACCACCAGGACGACCGCACCGGCGAGCCTGCTGCGCTCCTCGGGCTCCTCGGTCGTCTGCTTCCGGCGCGCCATCACACGGCCTCGTACACGGAGTTGCCGAGCCAATTCGCGGCCGTGGCGAGCGGCACCGCGGCGAAGCCTGCGATCCCCGCGCTGGTGCCGAGGCAGATTCCGCACCAGGCGCCGCGCTTGATGGCGCCGCCGTGCCGGGTCGACTTCTTCGCCGAGACGACCACACACACGGTGAGGATGAAGACGATGGACAGGCCGGGGCCGGTGAGGGGCAGGAAGGTCCCGCGGGCGGCCATCTGACCGGTGGTGCCGCCGACGCCCCACACCAGGGCGACGTCGCCGAGCCATGAGGAGATCCACAGGGCGGCGTCCGAGGTCCAGCCGACGATGCCGCCGACGCCGAGGGTGGTCAGGCAGCCGTACGACCAGGAGAGCAGGAAGGGCAGCAGCTCGGCGGCCTGCCGGGCGGGGTCCTTCATGAGGGCTTTGCGGCCGGGCCACCAGGTGAACAGCTGGTGGGCGAGCAGGCACAGGCCGACGGTCACGCCGCCGTAGGTGACGTAGTTCATGAGGGGTCCTTCAGTGGCGGATGGCCACGACGAGCGCGGCGAAGGTGAGGACGAGGGCGCAGGTGCCGCTCACGGGCGGCACGGTGCGGGGAGCGATCAGCGCGAGGCCGGCGAGGGCCGCGGCCGCCGCGAGGGCGAAGAGGACGGCGAGGATCACGCGTCCTCCCGGGCGGCGCGCAGCAGGCGCCGGCCATAGCCGTCGCTGACGTCGAGGCGAGTTCCGATCTCGGTTCCGGTGAGTTCCGGTTCCGTCTCCAGCCAGTGGCGGACGGTGGCGACGCGGGCGGCGAACGTGCTGTTGCCGCTGTCGGCGGCCTCCAGGTCGGCCGCGCCGGTTCCGGGTGACGAGGCCGGGGCGGAACTGGGTTCCGGTGCCGGTTCCGGCGCGGGCGCGCTGATCACCTTCGCTACGCGGGCGAAGTGATCACCGAGCAGGTCACGGCCGGTTCCGTCGCTGGTTCCGCCGGTTCCGCCGGTCAGTTCCGCCACGGGCGACCACGGGCCGAGGACGGGCCCGACGGGCACCGCATCGGCCATCTCCGGGGCCCGCTCCACGGTGATCGGTTCCGGCGCCGGTTCCGCGTGTTCCGCTGGTTCCGCCTCGGCCGTCGGCTGTTCCGGGATCGGTTCCGATTGGGGCTTGCTCAGGCGGTGGACGCGCCACAGGACCAGGGGGGCGATGGCCGAGACGGCGACGACCAAGATCCAGCTGACGGGCAGCAGCCCGACCTCCACGAGGTGGCTGGCCGCGTTGACCGCGATGAGCGCGGCGACGACCAGGAGGACGTCGCGGCGCTCCCGCAGTGCCTTGATCGCGTAGATATCCAGGGCGGCGGGCACGCCGGCCGCCACGTACGGGCCGAACCCGCACGCGACGGCCAGCTGGTACTCAGCGCTGGCGAGGACGATGAGGACCGCGGCGAGCGCGGCCGTCTCCAGCGGGTCACGCTTCACCGACGGCCCCCGAAGCGGCGCCGGTCCTGCTGCTCCCACTGCTCGGCCTCGCGGGCCGCCTTGGCGATGCTGCGGCGGTGCCCGGCGCGGCGGCCGGCGGCGGCGCGGTCCTCGCGGGCCTGGCGACGCTGGGCCCGGTCGCGGTCGCGGGTGGACATGGAGGCGGGGGTGCTACCGCTGCTGCGCTTGCCGAGGCCGAACATCAGCGCTCACCGCCCCGGACGGCCTCGGCGGCGCCGGCGGTCAGGAACGCGTCGTCGCGATGGTCGTGGGCGCGGCGGCCGGCGTTGCTGATGTAGTCCGCGCGGCAGGCGCGGTGCAGCGCGGCCAGCCGGACGTTGGCGGGCGTACGGCGGACGAAGCCGCCGGCGACGATGCGTCGGGGGCGCGGGGAACTTGCGGGCACGCTGGGGCCCGGGACATGATCGGTCATGCCGACTCCTGCTCTGATCAGGTAGTTCGGTAGAGGGCCGGGCGGTGCGATCGCCTCGGGTGCTCCAACACCCGAGAGCTGCTGCCCGGTCCTCGTGCTATTCGGTTGTGCTGGCGTCCTGGGCGGACGCTCTCTTGCGGTCGTCTCTCCTCAGTGCCTGGTCGACGGCCTGCCAGCTCCGACCGAGGTCGCGAGCGACCTCGGCTCTACTGCCCAGCTCCGCTACGCCCTCGCGCAGCGCCTCGGCTCGTCGTGCGGCGGCCTCGGAGGCGAGTCGGTTCAGCTGCTCCAACAGCTGCTCCTCGTCGCGCACCCGCTCCCGCCAGGGCTTGGCGTCCATCACCCGACACTGTATCCAACAGGGGGGTTGGCTACAACTAGGCGGCGTCCGCTGTCAGTTCCTGCGCGGCCGCGCGGAGCTCCTGCGCCTCGGCCAGATCCAGCCACCGCGCCGGCGGCCACGTGCCGCCGCACCAGGCGCAGTCGATCGTGCCCTGGTCGGGGCGCAGCAGCAGGAGGGCACCGCACACGGTCTCCAGGCCGAGCATGCGCGGGCACGGGCCGTACGGCTGCGGCCGCTCGGTCGGGTCCTCAGGGTCGAGGATCGCGTCCACGTCGCGCTCGAGCTGGCGGATCTCCTCGGCGAACTGGCCGGCCATGTCCCAGCGCGTCGCGATCCATTCGAGGCCGAGGGCCAGGCCGCGCGAGGCGAGGCGCACGCGGTGGGCGATGCTGCCCGTAGGCCCGGGGCCGGTGATGCCGGCGCGCACGGCGCGCAGCGCGCTGTGCCAGTCCTCCAGGACGCCGACGATGCCGCCCGGGCCCCGGAGGCTGATCACCGGTTCCGCGATCGGCAGCGGGGCCTCCGCAGGGCGCGTACGGCCGAGCTCGGGCCGCCGCGAGCCGGGGTGCAGGAACTCGGCGAGCTCCTCGTACCGGCCGGGCATGGCGGCCAGCCGGTCGGCCGTGGCCACCGTGCAGCCGAAGCACAGGTAGCCGTCCGCCTCGGCCGTGGTGCACAAGGTGCAGTTCATCGTCCCGCCTCCTCGTCAGCGGCCGGCGTCTCGGGTACGGAGCCGTCGTGCGCGCCGTGGCGCAGCCAGTCGGGCACCGCGGTGTCGGTGGTGTGGGCGGGCCGGGTGTCCTCGGGCCACTCGATGCGTCCGCCGCCGTAGCCGCGCAGCAGGGCGTCGGTGTCGGAGGCGATGACGACCAGGCCGTACTCGGGGTCCTCGAGGACGAGGACGGTCCCGGTGGGGAACTGGGCGCCCTCGTAGACCTGTCCGTGCCTGAGATGCACGCGGAATCCTCGGGCGAACGTGCTCACGCTGTGCTGTCCTTCCTGCTGCTGGTGGTTCGTCAGTTGGCCGCGTACGACCGTGGCCGGCGTTCGCAGCGCGGCCCGTGGATCTCGCCGTCGGAGTGCTGCCAGAACGGGCAGCAGGGCACGGGCGGCAGCAGCTCGGCGTCCACGGCGGCCGCGCGGCGCGCCGCCTCGTGCCGGGCCCGCTGCCGCTGGTCCTCCCGCCGGTACGAGGCGGCGACGGCCAGGAAGAACCCGGCACCGACCAGGCCAGGGACCGCGTAGAACGGGTGGTAGGTGGCCGAGTAGGCGGCGATGGGCAGGAGCGCAACGGCGGTGGCCTTGCATGCGCGGGCAGTGCGCTGGGCGTACGTCACGGAGGGCTCCGGGGAAGGGACGAGGCGCCAGACGGCGCGGCAGAGGCGCCACAGGCCGGCGGCCAAGGTCAGCAGGGCGAGGGTGGCGGCCGCGGCCAGGGCGAGGAACCACAGGGCGAAGGCCTGCGCGAGGGTCCACAGGGTGTCGACGGCGTCAGCGATGATCACGACGGCTGCGCCCCGTCCTGCCGCGCCCCGGCGGCGGGCTGCTCCTCGAAGGTGCACAGGTTGTGCCCGGCGGGCTTCTGGCACTGGAGGCCGTAACCGTCGGCCTCGCTGCGCGGGCACTGCTCGGGCGGCCGGTGTGGGTTGTTGAGGCACGTGTCCGGGTCGACGCCTCCGCAGTTGGCGCAGGCGTGCGTCTCGGCGGCTGGTGTCTCGTCGGCCATACGGCGCAGCAGCTGCGTGGCGTGGATCGTGCCGACGTCCCACGCTTCCCGCATGCTGCCCAGGTTCTCGTCGCCCTCGTCGCCGACCATGACGTCGTACTCCAGGGCGAACACCGCGTCGGCGGCTTCGCGGAGGACGGCGGCCCGGTCGGCGCCGGCCGGTTGCGGGTCGGTCCACACCAGGCGGGTGGCGCCGCCGTGGCCGTGGATGGCTATCGCGTCCTCGAGCTGGTCCCAGTGGACAGTGGACGGCCGGTCGCCGACCCAGCGCAGCGTCACGGTGCCGTCGGGCCAGCGGACGCCGTGGGCGACGCGACCGGTACCGGAGACGCCGCTGACGTCTCGGTCGCGCTGGAGGTGGAAGAGCTGGGGCTCGGTCATGGTCTGGCTCCAGGTGGTCGTGGTGGGATGGGGCCCAGGCCGCCCCTGATGCACCCAGGGGCGGCCGCTGCGTGTCACGCGGTGGGGGATCCGGCGCGCTGCCAGGCCTCCACGACGGGCTTGGGCACGCGGCCGACGGCCGGGCAGTCGTGGCCGGCCTGCTTCGCCCAGGCGCGGACCGTGGCCGCGGGGTAGTCCACGGGCTTCCGCTTCTTCGCCTTCGGCGGGGCCAGCTCGGCCTCGCGGGCCTGGATCTCGGCGAGCCGCTTCTCCAGCTGCGCGCGCTCGTCGGCGATGGCCGTCAGCTCCTGGTCGGAGGCGTGGCGACGGCGCAGGCCGGTCAGGGCGAGGCGTGCCCGGGCGGCCTGGTCACGGACGTCGCTGTCGGGGTGCTCGTCGCCCCACTTGAGGAGCTGGCCGACGGGGAGCGGTTGCGGCTCGCCAGCCGAGTGAGGCGGGACCAGGCTGGTGAGCTGCTGTACGGGCTGGGCCATGGGTTCGGGTCCTTCCGGGGTGTCGGTGGGGAGGCGGAGGCGTCCCTCGCGTGCTGCTTCCGGGCCGCCCTGGGCGTCGATCTCGTCCAGGAGGCGGCGCAGCGCGGCGACGGTCATGCGCTCCGTCGTTCGGTGTGGTCGGTCTGGTCCTGGTCCTGGTCGTGGTCGTGGATGAGGCGGAGGTGGCGGCCGCGCTTGCGCTCGGCGCGCTCGTCGGTGGCCTGCCAGCCGACCAGCGCGGCGAGGAGGTCGGCGAGGTGCTGGCCCTGCTCCTCGGGCGTCCAGCCGGGGATCGGGCGGCCCTCTCGCGGCCGGGGTGGCAGCGCGTAGCCGAACGTCCCGGTGGGCACGCCTTCGGCCATCAGCCGCTCGTAGGGGGTGCTCATCGCTGGCCCTGCTGCCAGGGGCCGCGCCGGACGACCGGGCGGCGCCTGGAGGCGAGCGGGATCACCTTCGGGGTCGGCCCCACGCACGTGGCCACGTGCGGCATGGCGCGCCACTCGTGGTGCTCGAGGGCCGGGCGGTCCTTGGTGAGCACGCGGACCCGCAGCGTGCCGGTGCCGTCGGTGTAGACGGCGAGGTTGCCTCGGTCGTCCGGGTCGGCGTTGACGGGCTGGCGCCGGCCCTTCTCGGTGATCGCCCAGCGGATGCCCTTGTGACAACTGGGGCAAGCCGCGACTCCGTGCTGAGTGGGCATCGGTCCTCCTCTAGGTGCCGGTTTGGTCATCGGGCAGTGCGGCGATGTACGGGGCGACGAGACGGTGGCCGTAGACGAACAGGGCCTGGGCGCGGCCCAGCTCGGCGACGGCCCGCTGAATGTCCTCGGGCGTGGCCGCGGCGCGCAGCTGGGCCAGCTCCTCGCGAGTCACCTGGTTCGGTGACTGGACGGGCAGCAGCAGGGGACGTTGGCCGCTCGAAGGTGTCTGCTTGGCCGGGCCGCCGGGCGCGTCCGGGACCGGGCGTAGCGTCGGCGTCTCGCCGTCGGCGGGCGTCTCCTCGAGGGCCTCGGCCCCGCTCACGTCCTGTGGTTGACCACCAAGACCAGCCCGCTCCTGGAGAGATCCATGGATAACCCCTGGAGTATTCGGGCCGCGGGTGCCCGAACCGGTCGGGCCCTCGCGGCCCGAACCCGGTGGGGCCGCGGGTGCCCGAACATCCTGGGCGGTATCCGGCGCCGGTTCGGGCCGCTGCGGCCCCAACTTGCTGGGGCCGCGGGTGCCCGAACCCTCGTCGTCCTTCCAGGGCGCCGTGTCCTTGCCCGACGGCCGGTCGGTGGCCTTCAGGTGTGCCTCGGCGGCGTCCCAGTCCGGGTGCGGTGCGGGCAGCAGGACGTACAGGGTGGGGGTGCCACGGCGGCGCTGGCCGCTGACCGCGATCACGCCCGCCCGTATGCCTGCTTCGAGGTACCGCCGGCAGTCCTTCTCTCGGATGGTGGCCGCGGCCGCCAGGTCCTGGATACGGAACGGCCGGCCGCCCTGGAACCGCAGCTCCCCCGAGGCGTTGGCGATGGCGCGCAGGGCGTAGAGCAGGGTCACGAAGCCCTTCCGGCGCCGCAGGGCGGCGGGCATGGCGCGAGTCCACTTCCAGGCGAGGGCGTTGCCGAAGCTGTTCGGCACGCTGCCTGCGCGGGGCTCCTGCTCTTCGTCGTGCACGATGGCCTTTCGCTCGGCGGGTTGTGCGGTGGTGCGGGGTGGGGGGCAGGGCCTGCTCAGCTGGCGCGCAGCTGGGCGAGGACATAGCCGGGGATGACCGGGCGCAGCACGGCCTGCTCGTACGCGTGCGGGCTGGCCGGGTCGCGCTGCACCCAGCCGCGCTGCTCGAGGACGCGCAGCTGCACGACGACCTGCCCGGGGTTCAGCCCGGTCGCGGCGACGAGGCCGGCCAGGAACGGCTGGCGGTCGGCGGGCAGGTCACCGGTGCGGGCGCTGGCGTAGGACAGCAGGGTCCAGGCGACGAGCCGGGTGTGCGGCGTCATCGCGCTGCCTCGCAGGCCCTGCTCGTACAGCGGGCGGAACCGCTCACCCCGGAGCAGCGAGCCGGGGGTGAGTAGGTCGGCGGCGCGCCGGGGCAGGGCCTTCTCGGCGACGTCGCGTGGGGTCGGCACCGCTCGGCGGGCGGGCGCTTCAGCTGTGGTCACGAGCCTTCTCCTGGTCGTCTGCGGAGGGTTCGGTGTGATCGGGCGCGGGCGCCCGGTGGATGGGCCAGCCCGGGCCCGCAGGAGCCTCGGGCTGACCCTTCTCGGCGGCCGGAGTGTGACGGGCGCAGCGCCACCCGACGAGGTACGGACGGCCGTACGTCAGCGCGTGCGGCAGAGCCATCGACTCGCAGCCGCGGGCGAAGCCGCTCACGACTGCTGCGCGTCCTCGGCGACCTCGCGCCGCAGGTACTGGCGGCGCGGCTCCAGCAGGGCAAACTGCAGGGCGCGTTCGGCGAGCAGGCCGTAGGCGTACGCGGCGTCCGGGATGCCGGCGGCGACGTCGAGGGCCTCGTGCATCCATCCGGCCTCGGCGTCGCTCACGTAGTCCTGGGCGTCAAGGCTCTCGGCGTACCCGGCGGCGTCGAGGCAGACGGCGAGCCGCTCGTACGCGGCAGCCAGCTGCTTGGCGTAGGCGTACCGGTCCATGCCGTCGATGCGCAGCGACCGCCAGGGCGTCAGCGTGCCGCGGTCGCCGCCCAGGTTGAACAGGACGCCGTTGGGGTTGTGGCCAGCCTGCACGTGAGAGATGGCCCAGACGCAGCCGGACGCGAAGCACAGCGCGGCGTTCTCGTAGAGGGCCAGGAGCTTGGCGGACTGGGCCGAGTAGTGGCTGGAGAGGGCGAAGAGGGCCTGCTCGTGCGGCGCGCGGCTGACCGGCACGATGCTGGCCGAGCCGGGACGGGGCTGGGCGGCCACCTTGCCGTCGTGCAGGACCCGCCGGTCGACGTCCACACCAGCCCGAAGCGTGCTCGCCGTGGTGTAGGCCAGCTGGTACTCGCGGGCGGCCTCGCCGAGCGCGCGCACGCTGTCGGTGAGGTCCTCGAACCAGGGCTGGGCGTACTGAGTGGTCATGCGGGATTCCGATCGTGATCAGTGGAAGCTGGGCGGGCCGGGAGTCCGGCACGGCCCGCCCAGCGGCTCAGGGAAGGGGTGATGCGGTGGCGTGCCCGGTGCTCGCGCGGTTCGGCGTCCAGCCGCCACTTCACGAGGAACGCGGGCAGGGCGTAGGCGCCGAGGGAAGCGCCGACCACGGCGAGGACCTCGGCGCCGCCGGTCACCGGAGTGCGGCGCGCTTGCTCTGGCCGGGCAGCGGCAGGCCGGACGCGTCGACCTCAACGAGGCCCAGCTGTTCGGCCCGGTACACGGCTTCGCCGGGCGTGGAGACGCCGAGCTTGGCGAAGAGCTTGCTGCGGTGCTCGCGCACGGTGCGCTTGGTGATCCACATCCGCGCGGCGGTCTCCTCGAGCTGCTCGCCGGCGGCCAGGGCCAGCAGGACGGCGAACTGCTGCTCGGTCAGGTCCTGCACGCAGACCTTGGGCAGGTCGGGCGGCGGGTTGTAGAGCGCCAGGGCCCGCGTCGCCAGGGCCTTGAGGGCGCGGACCGAAATGGGGATGTGCAGCTGGTCGGCGGCGGTGAACAGCGCGCGCTCGAGGCGGGCCTGGGCCTGGTCCGGGATCACTGGCCCACCGCCTCGGCGGTCGCCAGCGCCTCGCCCTCGGGCGTGAGGGCGTACGTGATGGGGTCCTCGTCGGCCGTACGCTCTCGCGGCTCGTCCGGATCGGGCGCCTGGTCGGCAACGGTCCAGGCCAGCGCGGGCACGCCGTGCACACGGGTGCGGGCCTCGAGGTAGACGCCGTCGATGTGCATGCTGGGGGCGCTGGTGACCTCGGCGTCGAAGGTCTGGGCGAACTCCAGTACGCCCTGGGAGCCGTGGTCGTGGCGGCTGAAGAACAGGTGGACGGTGTAGCTGCCGTCCGTGCCACGCACGTTCACGTCGGTGGGCACCGAGCGCAGCTGGCTGACGATCTGCTCGGCCTCGGAGAAGGCGTGCATCAGGCCGGCGCGCTGCGTCGTCTTGTCCTCGGCGACAGCAACGGCCTGGTGGGTAGTCTCGGTCACGGTGACCTCTGCTTTCTGGTGGTGGAGGCGCCGGTCGTGGGGTCGCCGGTCCTGGCAGTCGGGCGGCCCTTCGGCGCGTTCAGGGCTGGGTCAGGCGACGCGCACGCGCCGGGCTGCACCGCGCCGGATGGGCACGCGGTGCATCTCAGCGATCTGCGCGCGGTCCTCCGCGCTGAACATCAGCCGGCGCCCCATGCGGTGGGCCGGGAAGCTGCCGCGGTTGACGCCGTCGCGGAGTCGCCGCTGGCCGATGCCGAGGCGGCGGGACGTCTCGGCGACGTCGGTGAAGTCCTCCGTGACGGGGGCGGTCTGGGTAAGCACGGGTCACCTCATTCGGTGTTGGGCTCGCGCTGGGCGAGCAGCTGCGTGTCGTTGGCGTCGATACCGAGGGCGGTCCGGAGCGCCAGGTAGGTGGGGGGCCGCATCTGTCGTCGCACGCCTGTTTCCAGCCGGGTCAGGTAGCTGCGGGTGATGCGTGCGGTGCGGGCGAGGTCGGCGATCTGTATGCCGCGTGCCATGCGGAGCCTGCGGATCGCCGCCCCGTCCACCTCGTAGGTAGCTCGGGGTGCCGTCATGCAGAGAAGCTAACAGCTCCTTCTAGAAACTGCTAGCAACATCTCGCAGTATCTAGCAGGGCATGCCAGATACTGGCAGCTTCGTGGAGGAGGTCCTGTGAGGGATGACCAGGGATAACCCTTGGCTGATATGAGTTCCTGGCGGTTCCTAGCGGTACCTGGAACGATGAGCGCATGACTACCGACCAGGAGGGCCGGCGCCGACTCGCCAGGCTCGTCATCCAGCGCAGAACCAAGAACGGATGGCATAAGAAGCAGGCCGCCGACGCAGCCGACCTCACGATCACCACCTACATGCGGGTGGAGAACGGGCAGTCGGTGCGGGACGTCACCTATACGAAGATCGAGCAGGCCTTTGGCCTGGCGCCCGGCGCCTGCATGGCTGTCATCGAGGGGGCCGCCGAGCTGCAGGACGCCGGCGAAGAGGTGGAGGGGGTGCGCATCGCTGCCGTCGCCGACGCGGCAGACGGTGTGCGCCAGGCCGTGCAGCACGCCGTCATCGCGACCCTGCCCGACACGCCCGCCGGGAAGATGGCGGAGATGAGTGAGGGGGTGCTAGCCGAGCTCAGGAGGCTCGGTATTGTGGCCTCAAACGATCAAGAAACAAGGCGATAGGCGTGCAACTTTTGACTGTAACTTGATCGTTACTGACTGTTCGATTCTTTGTTCAATTACCACTTCCGGCCAATACAGCGTGTGTGTAAAGGTCAACTACACGTAACGCCACTCGCTGGAAGGGGGCCTATGCAGCATCGGTTCGTAACGCTGGACCAGGGGCCGAAGTTCGTCGGTTGGTCGGCTCGGGTGGAGGACACCGTCGTGTGTGTCATGACGCCCAAGGTCCTTACCGACCCCGCAACCAAGCGGATCGCGCGTCGGTTGGTCTGGCGTCAAGGAGGAGACTGCGCCGCGTGCAGCCAGGTCGACTGCCCACTCAAGGGGGCGGCACCGGCGTAGTCCTGATCGATGACTGGCAGTCAGGGGTGCCTGCCGTCATCAGCCCGAAGGGAATCAGGGCGTGGCATACGCCGAGAAACGCGGGAAGAGCTGGCGCGTCAGGTATCAACTCCCCGACGGGGAGTACGCGTCACAGAGCGGCTTCGAGACGAAGCAGGACGCCCTCGACTGGGGGCGTGCGCAGGAGACCGACGTCAAGCGCAAGGTCTTCATCAACCCCAGCGACGGTCGCAAGCTGTTCGGTGAGTGGGTCACCGAGTGGCTGGAGATCATGGACGTCTCCGAGATGTCCGTCCAGACCTATCGCAGCCGACTCCGGTCGGTGATCCTGCCGCAGTGGGAGAACACCCCGATCGGCGACATTACGTCGATGAGCTACAAGCGGTGGCAGCAGCAGCTGCGCAAGCTGCACAAGCCCAACTACGTCAAGGCCATCGAAGGCCTGATGCGGATGCTCCTGGATGACGCGGTCGAAGAGAAGTTGATCCCGCACAACCCCATGCCCACCGCATCCAAGCGCCGCCGCGGCCGCCACGTCGCCGCCGAAGCGGACGACGACTACGTGTGGGCCACACCCCGCCAGGTCCACCACATCGCCGAGAACGCCCGCACCCTGCGCGGCCTCCAGTGGCACGCGATGATCCTCACCGTCGCCTACACCGGACTCCGCATGGGCGAGGTCGCCGGCCTCCGTCGCGACCAGCTCCACCTCCTGGCCCTCGAGTACGGCAAGTCCCTCCGCGTGCAGTGGCAAGGGCAGTGGCTGACCGAACCCGCCACCCACACCGTCAACAAGGGCGAGACGCTGGAGTCCATCGCCGAGCTGCGCCTGGCTGACGTCAAGCGGGCCGCGGACATAGCGAAGGCCAACGACCTCACCGCAACCGCGCGCCTGCGGGCCGGTCAGAAGATCATGTTGCCGAAGGGCTTCACCCTCACCCCGCCGAAGTACAGCTCATACAGGACGCTGATCCTGCCGCCGTTCCTCGGCGAGCTGCTGTCTCAGGTCCTCGCCGAGGGCGCGCACGACACGCTCGTGTTCCCCTCGCAGCGAGGCCGGCCGCTCCGCGTGGACGACCAGTTCTACGGCCGGTTCTGGAAGCCCATCCTCGTCGGCCAGAAGGCCGAGCCCATGCGGCGCGGCCGACGCGCGCAGCCCGCACTGTCCGCCGTCGAGGGCCTGGCCGACATGGTCCCGCACGGCCTGCGGCACGGGCACAAGGTCTGGCTGGACGAGCAGGGCCACCCGCGCGTCGCCGTCGAGGAGCGCATGGGCCACAAGCTGCAGGGCGTCGAAGGGACGTACAGCCACACGTCCCCGGAGATGGAGCTGAGAATCGCCCAGGAGCTTCAGACGACGTGGGAGACGTCGCTTCAGGACGAGGAGGAGCCGCCGCAGTGGGAGAGGCGCCGGCGGTCGTCCTGA